AACTCCTCAGAGCCACTTACGTAGTTGTTTGCTGAACCGGAACCATAATGTACAAGAGTGCTATATCTTCTTGCTTGGTTGCTCTGCCCAAGAGATGCTGTTGGGTAATTAGGCCACATGTGATAGATGGACGCATCTGGTCTATTAGCAAGGGTTTCGTTGTTGTTTTTATCTATGGATGGCAAATATTCATTTGGTGCCACAATTGCCTCAAATGGCAGTCGCCAATCAGGGTCAAAATTGCAAAGACCTGCTGCTCTGTATCCGTAAACAGGAGCAGACCCAGTAGATATCTCCAGAGGAGTCTTTGCGTCAATGGATCCTGTAATTACTGGCCAATCTACCGCAATTCCAGACTTAATAGTATTAAACATGATTCCCGGTGCGAAAAATGGTTGCATTAGAGAAGACAATTGTTGATTGGCTATCTCTGCATCACCCGACGCATTTCCGTCGTAATTTCCTGTTAAATAAGGCGCATACGATGCAGAAAACATTTGACCTAATTGCACTGTCCTCAATGCTGGATAAAATCCCTGATAGGGTAAGAGTTTTTTAATTCCCTTACATCTAAGTTTTATTTTTGAAGGATACAGTTTGCCACTTTTAGTTAGCGATGAATCAGTGTGATCTGTCCTAAAAACGTCAAAGTGCTTCATAAAGTCACTGTGGGAATAAATCCTAAAAAATTCGTCATTTAAAGAGTCAGAAGTGGGTAGTTCCGCGCTAGCAGTGTTACTTAGTGCAGTGCCAATTATATCAAGAAATTTAGAATTACCTGCTTCAAATCCTTTTCTTAAATAATAACTCATGTGGTCTGATATTCTAAACTCTGGAATGATTGAATAATCTTTTCCAATCCTTCTAATGTCATTTGAATATTCTTCATATGAGTCAAACCACGGATTTCTGCTTGATGTAATGTTGGCGGTCCAATTTGGTATCAAATTTAAATGAGCCATCGTGTAATCTGCACTTACTTGATTCGGGTCATTCCCGGAAAGAGCAAAATTGGGATATTCAAAACTCAAGGATGCCGTTGTAGGCGACGATGATCTCAGGGTAGAGGCTGCGGATCCTGCGAGACCTTGCATTGGAACACGATACAGATTATAGACCCAGTTATTGTAAGACAATTCCCCATTGAGACTCTTGAGCGTAATGCTCGAAGGTAGACCAAGCGACCCTTCTCCTTGACCAACCGAGGTTGCCGACCCTATTGTTCCGTCGCCCCCTGTAGGCGCTATCTCAACCATTGGGTAGTTTGCATCTAATGGCCAGCAACTTAGATCGATAACATTCTCGTATGATGTTGTTTTGAATGCTCCAGCGTCGATTGGTATGCCCATGGAGTTCAAAGCGTTTCCGAGAGATCTTAATCTATTCGTAGTTGAATCTTTCCAAAATGTTCTTGCGCTTCCAAGAGGTCTATTGAAATCACTTGATCCGCTTGCTTCCCCATACCCTTCACGCATTCTTGTCTTTTTCAAGAAAGTGTATGATTCTTTTGGATAAACAACCTCTTTGTAAGAAAATAATACAGCGTCTTCGATTGTACTTTGCGGATCTAATGCTTTATTGTTTTCGTTTTTGATGTAAATTCTTTTAAGTCTATCGTATAACTGCTTGGCGTAGAGCGGATTGAATCCCATGATCGAAGTCATACTAGTTAGAATATCTTTCACACCGTTTGTGTTTGTCATGGTAAAATAACACAAGTTATTTCCGTAACTACTGTCAATCACTATTTGTTGACCGTTCTCTCCGGTCTCATCTAAATTATTCGGCAACACAAATTGATTTCTAATTGGTTTATACTTAGAGGTGACTGGTGGTTCCGTATACGATTGTAGGCTTTTTGATACTATGTAAACGTCCTTGAAAGAACCATTGCCAATATTTTCAGAAATCAAAGTATTTTCAGATTTAAGAAGAGATATTCGATTGTTCTTCCTCATATCCCTAACAATGGGATTATAAGATTGCCTTACCTGTACCCAAGAAGGGTTACCCGCTGGACCATTTGCTCTAAGAAGTCCTGTGTTTAAAATACCTACACCACCTAGTGGTAAAGCAGTAAAAGAACTAACAAAACTTGTATTTGCCTCATACTGCACAGTATTCTCTGCCATTTGAGATTCAACTAGTTTTAAGGCTTTGTTCATCCCAGAAAAATCTTGCGCTATGAACTGGCTTTCTGGAACTTGGTAAGAATTAATTCCAAATTTTCTTGTTCCACCATCATTCCATATTCCTATTTGACTTTGGCTAACAAAAGTAATGTCTGTTGATGCCATGGAAGCATTTACTGGATTTGGTTGTGCATATCCAAAGGGCGTCGTTAAGGCTGAAGCCGTTATCCATGCATATTGCACATCACTTTGTGGTATTGCATGTTGAATGAATGCGTTATCAAAAGTCGACCCCGTTACAAGGTCTAATCCCAAGCCATCATGAGCGCCTACATCTGGTTCTCCGTTGATTTTTAATCTTTTTGCGCCATTTCTTTGTGTTTTGTGGAATGAGGCAGATGGCTCACCTAAAACACTATCATATCCTGCATACGCCGAGTGTTTTGTCAACAATTCTCTTAATGGCGAACGAACTGATAGATTTCTAAACGGCAAAGCATTATATACAGAGAAACTTTCTGATTCTGCGTCCAAATATCCTGCGCCCATGGTTTCGGGACCACCGGGGGCAGAAAATCTGTTAACAAATACATATTTGTTTTGCCCACGGTCTGGAATAGCCCTATCATACAGCCCACTAATGTGACCTGATGCAACGGATGCTATACTAATCCCTGAATTTTCAATAAAATATCTATTATTTATTGATCTTCCGGGTATTTGTGCTATTTCATAATCATGTGAATAATTTCCGAGTGCTATTGAACTACCAAGATCGTTTGTTGTCCCTAATCCCGGATTATTGGAACTAGTTACGTTTTTAATATTCTTGATATTTACATCACTTTTCGCTATATGATCTCTAGAATACCCCGCTCTTGGGTAACCTGTAGCAATTGCAGACGGATTATACACTATAAAGAATGTATCTCCGCCCACAGAAGACGTTGTTGTGTACCAACCCTCTTGCCTTGTTGTTGCAACACCTATGTTTAAACCCGTGTGCCTATATTGATATCCACCAACATGCTGCTCTGTAAAAGGACCCTGCATGGGTATGTCTTTAGTTTCTGAATAATAATCTTGCAAATGTTGCGTTGTTTTAAAGTAGCCTGTAGGATCTTCGTTCGGATTTTCTACTGATGAACTGTAAAATACTACGGGAGATGCCATTTGACCTTGAAATCTAGAGCCAACAGCATCACCTTCAACTTTAAATTGTGGTTTAAATTTAAACTGGGGGTTTATTTTGGTTGTGTCATCACAAGTTACTGGCTTACTAAACGTTGCTGTGTTAAATTTTAAATTTTCACTAGTGCCAGCGGGAGTTTCAGCAAAAACTACTTGTCTTTTATTCAAATCTTGCCTAAGAGCCAAGCGCTCCATTTGTAGTTTAACAGGAGTGTCAAGTTTTCTGTTTAAAACTTGAACAGATGCAGAATGTATAATTGTTCTGCTAGAATCTACTCCCCCGTCTCCAGACGAAAGACCCGCATCATCTCTAAGTGCTCTTTTGTTCCACCAAAAACAATTGTCTTCTTGATTTTTATCTACGCCGCCGGAAAACTCACCATTTGCTGCGGCAGATGGTGCTCCTGCAATAGTATAGTTGTCAACGTTGCTGGTAACAGTTGTGTTGCCCAATACTCCTACTGTACTTTGTGTGATTGTTAGCCTGTATGATCCACCTCCGAGATTTTCAACGGCGCTAGTTGTGAACAAGCCTAGCGCTGCGATGGAGGTTTTTAAATTGGACAGACCGTGATCTGCGCCTCCTTGGTTAAATTCGTTGCTAGTATTTGCTCCAGAGGTGACAGTGTAACTTACACTGTCATCTGCAAGTGTTAGTAAAACAATCTGCTTACCGGCTGTTGGGGTTGCTGTTGCTGTAATCGTTGTTGTTGCTGCAACACCTGTGGCATGCGGGGGGGTTGGGGCATGTCCTCTTTGCCAATCGTACAGCATTTCGTTAATCCCACGAGCTGCATCTTCAATAATTCCTTCTTTGCTTTCTAAAGTTGGGAATCTGCTTTGATACTTTCCTCCTCTCGAAAGAACATGATCTTCTACAACATTGGTAACCCCTGTCAGTTTTGCTGATGCAGGGACTAACTGCTGCACCATTTCCGAAACAGATCCGTCTATCCATTTGTAAAAATTTAAATATTTCTCTAAGTCGGGCGTGTTTCCTATAGTATTAAAAAAGATATTTCTTATCTTTTCCATCGACTTGTAGTTCATCCTATACCTGTTTATAGGATCACCAATTAAATTCTCTATTGAACTTGCAGTTTTCGATGCAAGGAAAAAATTGATCATTTCTTCTGATATTGTCTGGTACATACTCTTTTCTAACGAAAAGGTGTATTTAATTGGTAATGTATTTTTTGTAAATGCCAGATCATCAGTTGTCGCAACCGTGATCATGTTTGAATCGTTAATATTTTCAGGGACTTGCTGCTTAAATGCTTGCAAATATTCTCTGGATACAGAGTCTGTGCTGCTGGCTTCGAAAAAATCTCCCCGAGCATCATGATTGGTTTCTAAAAGATTTTCAACATCCTGCCCCCAAAATTGAAATTTTTCGTTTTGGTTAATGGTGTAACTGCTATCTTTCGCTACAAATTGACCACTTGAGTCAGAACCTGTAACAGTCCCAAATTCCCAGTTTGACACAAGGGTTTTAATTCTTGGAACTTCTATACTTTTATTATATGCTCGCGTGAACAAATATGCATTTTTCTCTGGGTTCTGAAGACCATAGCTGCTTGGATCAATTGCATGAAACTTTAATTCCTCACTGTTAATGTCATCTGCCCAATATCTGCATGATGAGACAAGAACATCTGATTTCTCTCTTACTGAGCCTGTGAAATTTGTTCTATGGGCTCCAACATACAGTCTTTTTTTCTGTGTTATGAAGTTTTTACCGGCTGTATTGGTTATTGATCCCGTTGCTTTAAAAGAATTCACAACAACATCGGATACCACACTGATTCCTTCAAACTCAACATCATACGCCTTGCCTGTTGATCCAGTTATGCCAGATCCTGCGTTTGGATATCCATTTGGCTTAACGCGAACTGCGAAGTTCCACTTTGTGTCTTGGTACTGGTCCAAATACAAACTACTGGTTAGTTCGGGTAGGACAGAATTGTAACTTTTTAAAACAAACTTTACGCTCTTTGAGGACCGTTCGTCATACTTTGACGTATCTGCGACCGCATATACTTGAAAGTTAGCGTAATCATTCGAATCCCAAGTCGTTATTGTCTGATCGGCATCTGCAACTTTTTTTGCTGAGTGAAGCCCAAAGAGAGAAGAGGACAGCTGGAGAAAGAACTTGTCTTGAGCATTTGGAATTCCCAAGTCTTGTTTTCTTGGCAAAACCACTTCTGCCTCTACTGTCATAGCCATTTGAGTATCGAAGCCTGTAGATATGTTTGTACTACCAGTTATAAAACCTAGATTGTTTGACTCACTACTATTTTTATAGGTGTAAACAGTTGCTTCATTTCTTGTGATATCATTAAAATCTGCATATGTCTTTCTTACTGTCTTGTCTACAAAGTTATTATTTAACGTATACTCTGCATTGTCGGCATACATATTTATCTTGTATACTTCTTCGTCAACACCAAAGCATCGAATAAGGTTTCTTATTGCTTTTTGTGTACCTTTTGATTTATTTATGTATGTTAAGTTATTGTAAATGTTTTGATATATGTAATTTTTTACATCATATAACTTCTTTTCAAAATCTCTGGAATTATCTTTGTGTTCTAAGGCAGATATTACATCGGCGTCAGCAAAGATTTCTGGCGCAATAAAACCGGCATTTGTCAGTAATTTTTGAGACATTGGAAAAGGTTTTGTCGTGGAGTCAACGCTACTACTCAAATACCTGATTGTCTTTACCTTCTTCATCTCTTCAATTTGCATATGAAGAGTGTCAAAATAACTGGCCATTATCTGCGTCAAGAACAATGTGTTGTTATCGTTATCACCTTCCTGAATCCAAGATGGTAGGGTGTTGAATAGTGTTGTTGGATTTCTATAATCCCACTCTTCTCCCTTTGACATAGCATCTGTTTTGTACGAAGTTACGTCTGGGTGGTCTGGGTATAAAATTGGATCCTTAAATTCTCTTTCGGCAACAGAGGCTAACACCATAGCAGACCCTGTGGATCTACTTGTCGAGGCGTAATTATTGTACAAACCGTTTGAAACTCTCCCAGAGTAGTCTAGCACCACTTGATCTACGCTTGCTTCTCCAACTATACCTTCATTAAATTTAAAATATAATCCTAGACTTGTATTAGATGTGTCCGTGTTAGTGCCAGCGCCAACCTGCGTAAACCAATTTTCTCCGATCTCCTTATGTGTCCTAGCTGTTTTCCAAACCCTAAACTCATCGAAGGATGCGTTCAGGTTACCAAATCCATTAAAATCAGTAATTGCAGGACTCTCTCCCAGTGCTGCGCCTTTCACATACTCTGTTGGATAAGTCCTATAGGCACCAATATTTGTGTTGATTCCACCAGCAGATGCGCCTGTGACTTCCAAAACAGCAGATCCTGTTAGTAGGTTATCAACAATATTTCCGTTCAAAAACGACTTAATGTTTAACTGATTACCGACATTTTTGACAACAACAGCAAAGTGATTAAAAACATCGTTTACAGGCGTCCCAATTACTGATAGTGGGAAAAGTGGAACCCTTTCTGCACCTGTCGTTCCCGAGTGGTATGTAAAGTGAAACAAGGATGAATCAACAAAGTTTGCAGGAGCATCTGTTTCATATCTGCTCTCAAGCAACATACGCCCATAACTTGCACTTCCGGGTTGTGTCTCGTTGGTCCCATCGCTGTTCCAAGCATCGTAAATAGCCCTAGTTGTGAAGAGATTTCCATCAGATCTAAACCAGAATTCTACAGTATTCCCTGTCGTTCCGTTTATCGTGATGTTTTTTGCTCTATTATTGGCTGTATCGTAAAAATTTGCCTTATGCTCTGGGTTCTTGAAGTTTGTACTCTTGTTTAGACCTTGATCGTAGATTGGAAGGGAGGCTTGATTTGGACCACCCTTTACACTAATATATTGAGGACTCGTTGCCAGAGTATAGGATTCAATACCTGTGCCGGGGTTGTTTCCAAAAGAATCTGCTAAACCTCCGTTAAGAGGAGATACGGATATAAACCCATTTGTTCTGGGGTATTCGTTTTCAAAAATGTAGTTGTCTAGGTAGGAAGAAGAAAGAGACCATTGAACCTTTTCTTTCTTTGACCCATCATAAGGATAGGTTTTATATATTCTCTCTACTGATGTTTTGTAGTATTCTTTTGCGGAACCATACCGTGCGAAGTTTTCTGGATTCGAAAAGTCCACAGTGGGCACAACCCTATCCTTGTTTTTGTTTTCAGCCCTAATATAGTCTGCGGATTCAATCTGACTCGCAGCCGAATCTAGGCTTGATGATGAGACAAACTTAGATGGTCCTTTTCCAAAAAGAGTTTTTATACCCTTCAATGTCGTATCTTTATCACTCATTATGCTTCAACCCTAAATTTAAATACCTCTGGCTGCTCTTCGTATCTCCCACTAGAGTAATATGCTAGCTTTACCCCGTATGCGTACCCTTCCTCTAACAAGTCCATGTTTAAATCAAAATAATTACCAGAAATATCATAAGATAATCTCGTATATGAGCCTGCCGAGCCAGATCCTTGGGGTGCCACAGCAGATCCGGTACCATAGGGAATTACTTCTAAATCGTCAACAATTCTAAATATTTTATAGTATGCATTTTCAACAATAGAATTTTGTATTTCTGTGCTAGCAACAGTGTATATTACAGGATTCCAATTCTTATCCCTTACATATAACCTAAATCTAGCAGTTTCTTGCTTGGCGTAAAGTGATTTTAAATTAGTTATTTTGCTTACAAAACTTGGATTTGGACTAATGTTTGATGCATCGAATGTTATGACATCGATTGCCGAGCCTGTGTGATATTGTGTGCCGCCCTTATTCCACACAGGAAAAACCGTTGTGACAGAAGAACTCTCTGGTGGGTATATAAGACTAGCCGTATATATTCCAAGAGATGTCTTTCCTCCCACAGCAACAAAATTACCGTCAGATGCGACACCCGCGCCGGGAGGTAGGGGGAGGGCATTTCCTGCTGGAGTTGTATTTAAAGCAGACCCCGAATATAAACTCACATCAATTATGTTGTTTGTTAATCCGGGAATATCCGTCAACTGCCCTTTGATATAGTTATACATGTAGAGAGTGTTTACGTTATCATCTGAAGGCGCTAAGGCGCTGCTTAGATAGAAAGTGGCTGCGCTGTCTTTCTTAGAAGAATCCCATCTTGCTTCGAGAACAGGTCTTTTGAAGAAATATTCGCTAGATCTAGAGAAGACTTTTTTAGTATAGTATGTTTCTGAGCCTGTTTCATAACTTCCCGATAGCATCACACCGAATCCATAGTTTGGAATTCCTGTACCGTTTTGAAAATTCTCAGTATTAACGGTAAGATATTGTGTTCCATCTAAAGATCCAGAATCTTCAAAGTCTCCTATGCCGCCAGTTTTATTACCAGCAAGACCTATATCGTCCATTGTAACGCTAAATGCTTTAAGTCCACCTAAATCAGATATTGCAACAGCTGTGACTCTTAAAATAGGTACATTGTTTATTGACTCTACAACTTTATCCCTAATTGCCGATACCGAGGATAATCCCGACAGACCTATAGTTTCTCCCGAAGTTGTAACATCTTTATCGAAAGTAAAGTCTCTTATTGTCCCTTGTGAGTCAACTACTCTAAACCCTAAAGTATCTAAATTTGCACTAGTCGCACCAGCATTAAACACAACACTGCAAGTTGCTGATACTCCTCCGGTCACCCAGTCTTCAACCATATCACTAACATCTATAGAAATATCTTCTGTCCCATCGACAAAAGTAGGTGATGAAACTGCTGGAGATAATTCGCTTTCAGCAAAATCCCCTCCCTCACTCAACCACGTTGAGAAACCGTCTGTGCCCAAGCCTTTTGTTATCCAGTTTGATCCGGGGATTACGCCGTAAGTTTGATCGGTGTATTCATCCATATCTAGACCTGTGCCCTCTTGCCAAGATCCGGATACCACTTTCGCCGCCATTTTAAAGCCCTTGGGTAACGTAGAGGCATGGGCAGCGTTGTACATTCTCAAATACCAAGATACGCTTCCGCTAGCAGGGATTGTACCAGCGGATCGGTCGGAACTAATTCCGTCCAAGTCAAACTTAATTAATATTCTTGACTTTTCAGATGACAGCCCTGAAGAAGAAGAAGTTTGTCCTGCAATATAAAAAGCCTCCAAAACATCGGCTGCGCCCATGTTTGAGCCCGTGCCTCTACCCGTTAAATTGGACCTAAAGGCGTTTGTAATTGTATTGTCAGCACTCGCTGTATATCTATATATTCCCATTACCTAACTGTCCCTACTATGTCTGCATCCGGATATTTTACTTCGAATACCGTGTCGTCTCTTGATAGAATCAACCTTCCATCGGGGGATGTGTTTCCCTCAACATCATAAGAGAAGGATGAGTATAGAGATCCAGTCTTTCTTTTAACCTCAACAGATACCACATCCAAAATTCCGTCGACGTTTTTGAGCGTCCTGAAAACATCACTCACTCTAAATGGCTCCCCAATATCATATTTTGAACTAAGAATATCAAACTTTATTGCATCAATGCCCTTTTGCAAAGCGTCAAATCTATTAACGCTTTCGTTTGCTATGATATCAATGTTTATTTGAAGATTTACAACCTTAGCGTCTAAAATATCAATTGTATCATTAATCATCTTATAATTTGATAAATAATTTTTTAAATTTGTTTTTAATGTATCTGTTGAACTTGTGAAATTTCCATCCGAGTTTTCAGATATAATGTACAAATTTAAATTTCTCTTAAAGGAATCTTCGTCTTGCACTATGTTACATCTTTTTATAGCACCAAACTTCGAAGGCATTGCATAAACCACGGATTTGTAATCTTCTGCTGTGACTGCTCTGTTTTGTGAAGAATACGCTCCATAGGCCCTATATTTAATCTCTTGAGTTGTAGGTTGTGAAACACTGCCAACTATTGGATCTTCATTTTCAAATTCCAAAGAGTTGACTACGTTATTAACTTTTTGGGTAGAAAGAGAACCAATATTCGTGAAACTGAAATTTGTGTCTGATACTTGAGACAGCGCCCTACTGGAGACATTACTTGAATTAACGCTATTTTTTCTATATTCTATAGTCAATGTTGTGTTAGTTGGAGCAACGCCCATTTTATCTGTTTCAATTAAATTTGTTGGATCAAAACTTTCATCTACAACATAGTCCTTTCCATTGACCTGCATCACGACTTTACTTGGATCACTTATGACCTCGTTGGTCAAATTTGTTTCTGATCCATATCCGAACTGTAAGTAAAATTGGTTACTTAATTGCTCGAACACAAATCTTCTCGGCACTTTTCGGGGCTTCATGATCATTGGAACAGAGGCACTATCAGACCCTTTGTTGATAACAGGGATATAAATCGTGTCTTGTGTCAAATAATCTACTTCGTAATATTCGTTTCCATTAGAATCCGAAACTGTTACTATCTCTGATATGTTTTGGTCTGGCATTAAGACTTTTCGGAACCTTTCAAACTCTCCAACTTCTATAGACTTTCTTTTTATCTCTCCAGATATAACTTGCCCAGAGGTTTTTATAGCGTATTCTGTTGGTACACCCGTGGTATCATCAACTGTTGCTACAACCACTTCGTTGCTCGCCAACGAAAAATCAACATCTTCGTTTAAAGTGAATGATGCACCTTCGTCTCCAGAAGAGAAGACTGCTCCTTTTTTGAGAATTGGCGCATAGTCTAAATCGGGCTGGACCCCGTTGGATGCGGCTGGCACTACAATGTACAGAGTAACAGTGCCAGAAGAGGATGGGGTTCCCTTGAACCTATAACCCATTTGTCTGGCTAATTTGATTATATTGTTAATTTCTATGCTAGAGTCTAAAAACGATTCGTTTACATTATAATCCATGTAAAAAGATAAAATATCTCCAACATATGCTACGGTGTCAATCATTATTGAGCCAAAGGATGCCTCGTTAAAATCTTGATATATACTTGGATAGTACCTTTTTACATGAGTAATAAGGTCGTTCTTGATTGATTCAAAGTCCCTGCTAGTGTAGTCAACTGGGACGATATCTTTTTTTTCGAAGGGCAATTTGTTATCTCCTTAAAATTAAATAGTTAGATAATACTTTTAATCATCTTCAAAAGCCAAATTTAAAATGTCTCCAATTCCAACAGATTGCACAAGATAAGTAATCGAGACGTTTATTCTATTTGGATTTGAATCTTCGCTTATTTCAGATCCATAAAATACATCTGCTTGCTTTATTTCAATATATGGCATATATTTCGCAACCTGTTGTCTAATGTTAATTTTTATTTCTGTTTTTGTTTCAGAACCTTGGTTTTCAAATAAGTACTTCTTTATTCCAACTCCAAATTCGGGATCCATTACCCTTTCCCCTCTTGCTGTTAATACAAGGCACTTGAGGTTTTGCTGGACCGTCTGTCGTACTGTCTCCAACATGCTATATCCAAATACGCTGTCAACGGATAGGGGAAGTTGGGGTGCTAAAGTTTGTGTATATGCCATGTTTATTCTCCAATATAGTTATATTTTTTGCTGTTTGCTATAGCAGCCATGTTTGCAAATATTACATCTCTGCTTTTCTGAAATGCAGGGGAAATGCTTTGCGTATTTGAATAGTATGAAATTCCAGAAAAAGCATTAAAATGAATCATGTTTTTTGTTGAGAAACTTAATTCTGTCAATGCCTTATAACTATCACTGTCAATTAAACTATTCGTTAAAATCTGCATGGTTTCATTACTTAAGCTCGCACCATACCCGTTGCCGTTCTTATAGGAAGAGATCCAGTTGCTCCAAGTTTTATTTTCATTTGCTCCCCCGGCGGGGGCAACAGACCATGGGGAGCCTGTGGCTATAGGGATGACCACTGAGAATGTCCCTTCATAGTCCAAATATCCATCGGTGGTGATGGAATCATCCGATGATAATAAGTTTTTATTAGTGTCTCGAAACACTGAATTGGGTCCGTCTAGACATATGAGATACTTATGGTTCATACTAGCAGCCCAAGATTGTCTTATGATTTCTGCGCCATCAAAAACGGTACCGTCATTAAGCTCTTTTCCTAGTGATGCATAATTTCTATACATGGCTTGGACAAAATCTCTAATTTCCGGATCTACTGAGTCATCTGAGAAGTCGTGGGCGATTCCAAAACACAATCTTGTCTGCAAATGCAATTTTTCTGATTGATATAGGTCTTTTAATATTTCGTCTTCTCTTCCCGAGTCTATTATTAATTTGTTAATCTTCTCTGTTAGCACTTTGTGGTTTACAACACCTCTAAGATCTGCACTTCGAGTCTCGAAAGGATCTTCATCTTTATTAAGCATCCCCCCATCTTCAGTGTACATATACCTTTGGATAAAGAACATTCCGTTTTTAAAATACTTATACTTATCTCCAAAAAGACTATAGCCCTTGTTACTAACGTCTTGAACTTCAGAGACTTTAATGCCATTCCCTCCTAACACTTGTGGTATCAAGCCCAGCCCTGCATACTCGTGGACTCCCAATGCTTTGCTTTTGCTATATATGACAACCCCATTAGTTGAACTTTCTTTTGTCTTTTTTATCTCGCTTGGAACAGAATTTAAATATTCTCCAAACAGTTTGTCTACATTGTTATAATTTATGGCGATATAGTATTCGATGCCTCGGTCTTGACCCTCAAACGATTGCAACTCTGCTTCACCTCTAGTGGAAATAAAGTCGTAAACTTGATTAAAGAAACCATTATATTGTGCGTAACTATTTTTTGATTGAAGATCTTTGATAATTGTATTTTTAATTATCTGATTGGACACTTCATTAAAATTATAGTAATTCTTTGGATAGTAAAACTTTTCATAATACGGGGTACCCTTTGCTAAATAGTCTAGAATATAAATTCTAAAATATGCCGTGAGCAAACCATTCATCATTGAATATTGCTTTGCCCCAATCGGTGCTTGATCTCCATACTCTTCTTGGTCAACGACGCTGTAGTGTGAACCAAAGCCTTTCTTCAACTCATCATATTCAATAATATCCAAAGCATTATTTGATAAAGCAAGAGAATAGCCAGACAATTCTTGATCACTACCTGTCCAACTAAACCCGACTTTTCTAGCAATCCTTTCTATAAATTGACTAAAAATCAAACCAAACATGCCGTCTTTATAATTGTCCGGGTCTACATAATCGATTACACCATATGGCATAGGAAAATTTTCTCCAGAGTAAGAAAACGGATTATTTTCATTATCATTCGAGTTGTTGGTAAAATAGTATTGCATTAGTTGATAAAAGACTTGTTGATGTTTTGATGCCCCCGCTTGCTTTGCGAGATTATTTATAGTGCCATCATCTAGTATATTTTGAACAAATTCAGAAACATTATAAGCCGATTTGCTTATTATCACAGATGAATCAGGAGAATTTGTTATTTGCTCGATTGTTTCAGTTCCATCGGGCTTTAATGTATAAAGTGGTCGTCCCGAATCTGGATAGTTTAATTTATACTCATATGCTGTTCCGTCGACGGTGGCTTCACCATTGCTTTGATGCAATACCAAATCATTGTCGAGGAGCAAGCCATCTCCGGTGTTCTCTCCAACAAGATCTTTAAATTTTTGACCAAAAGTGCTGTTGTAATACTGCTTTGTATCCGACTCCATGAAAACTTTTATAGGACCAATCAGTGTTTCTGCTAGTCTTTCTAATATAAAATCTTGATTTTTTGGCTTATTTGTTTTGGAGGAGAGAACCCCCTTTTTACCATCAATGTTAAAAATACTAGGAGAATTTAAATCACAAGGGTTTTCAAACAAGTTGACTACGTTCTTAAACGTTTCTGTTTTTTCATTAAATTCTTTTTCGTATATGGCTGTATAAACTTGTGGGTCTGGGCATTTCTCTTTGATTATTTCTTCTAATTGTTTTTTTATATTTTGGCAGACTTCTGGGCTTTCATACTGCGTTGTAATTTCTTGCTCTACCTGATCGATAACATTGGAACTTATATTTTCTCCGAGGCACAAAAAGAAGTCCGTTAATTTTGAAATGTTGTCTTTGTAGAAGTGAATTTCATTATTATTTTCCTTTGTATATTGATATACTTCGTTTAGCAGCGCCTTCGTCGCAGTCCCATCAAGTAAATTTAATAATTCCAGTGGTGATACGATGGATGATATTGATTTTAAATACTCATGAATCACTCCTTTGTCAACTGATCCTTTTGGAATCCCGCAATTATCAAATATTAAAACAAGATTATCTTCATATATTTCTTCATCATAGACTCCAATGGAATCTTGCAACATTATATTTACATCTTTTCCTCCAAAGTCAGACTTTGCCAAAACTACTGGGCTTACTTGGTCATTATTGTTTTGCGGAAATAAATAATCCCTGAACACGTATGCTAAAGCAGCAGCAAATGTTGCACCATAGAGTGTTCCGGCTACAAGTAATTCGCACCACCTCTCTATAACGAATCTTCCGAAGCCAAGTCTAGGCAAACCCCAAAACTTCTTAAGATCATCAACCCTTCCAATACCCAAACCAATTCCGGGTAGTTCTGGGAATCTTCCGAGTCCGGGGAAACTGGGACCCGGAAGGTCATCTATTCTTGGCAATTCTCCCAGATCTGGTAGTCCCGGATCTAGGTTGCATATGTACTCGGCTAAGGTTAATTTATCTCCGGTATTGACTGTTTGCAAATCTCTTAATTCTGCTGCTTTTTTAATGAATTCTGGATCTTGGCACCATTTATCTAGATCTTTTTTACTTACATTTTTTGATTCAAAATTATCATTACCATAGCCAAAAAAATCATCAAAACTGTTAGCCATGGCCTGCAAAACAGCAACTGTACCAACAACAACACCAAGTTCCTTTTCTCCAAATCCGCTAACCTTTTTAAATTGTCCGGGGGTGTCAATTTTATAATTAACTGTGGTTATCTCTGGCTTTGGGTCGATAACATATTCATCGAAAAATTGTTTAAGGCTTGGCTGTTGAGAACATATGTCAATTTGATTAACAAACAAGTACCCAAATCTGGGGTCATTAAACGGGTATGAGTTTTTTAAATTGCTCAATCCAGTTGTTAATAATCTCTCTTTCCCATCAACTGCCACATATAAAACCGATTTTAATCTGTAGTCCGGTCCAAAGCATAGCTTGACTGCTTCTTTACCGATTTCACATACTGTACTCAATTCATCGCTTGTCTGTGTTGGTAGGAATAAGAGATTATCATCTAACAAAGTTTTTATTTTTTTAAACGAGTCTAATTGCTTCTTTATTTCTGTTTCAAAATTAAAGCTTTTAGCCTTTATATTCGAATTTAAATAATCTTGGTAATATTTTTTTAAACACTGTTTAGTATTTTGCTCATAAGAACCTATTTGATCTAACAATATGGTAACACATAATTCATCGTCACCTGTCTGTATTGTATCTTCTTTCAGATACTGCTGAACTTGGTTTCTTAAGTGTTGCAAATAAACAGCGGGGATAATTGCCAACATTCTTAATTTTGCACTTGGTCTAGTTGGCAAGAAAAAATCAGGAACAACACAACTTAGCCACCCATTCACAAACTCCTCTTGTGTCGGTATGTTTGAAACTCCCGGTAGATCTGCCGAAAAATATTCGTACATCACTTTGACTGCTTCAAGTTTTGCGTCTTCCTTTTTCTGCTCCAAAGTGCCGCTTTCAATACATGTATAGGGTAGGGTTACTGGGACCCACCACTCGCCATTTTCTCTGTGGAAGAAAGGCTTATCTAGTTCGTACCATGTGGGAAGAAGAACTTTTTCTAATTCACTCATTGGACTTGTATCTACAATCGCTTTTGGCAGAACCCTTCTGGGTACTCCAGCGGTCCATTCTGCCTCTGGTATTAAAAACTTAGTTAATACATACCCCTCTAGTACATTTTGACCGGGGTCCGACTGTGGTACCGATAGCCTTACATATGACCAAATATCATCTCCAGTAACCCATTCTTTCTGCATGATGACTTGAGTATTTTCTGGTAATTTTGCCACTACATTTGAAGTATTGTCGGGGCGCTCTCTCATAAAAACATTAATCGCTTTTGGCTCGGTATTATCAACAGTGTAATCTACCCCAGTTGAGCCATATGCAACGCCATTAACTGCTAACGTGCTTACTTCATGAGTTGGTTGTGTTAAAATTTCATAATTTAGCATAACTTGCCTTCTCTAATTCGTGTTATTAAATTCACTTAATATATATTTCTCACTACCCTCAGTTAAATAATCAAGTTCACTAATTGTTTCATTAAATATCTGGAATGCATGTGAAACATAATCAACCGCTACGTTCTGGGTTGCGTTTACAGCACAAGCAACAGCCAGAGTTGTTGATGGGTATGCGCCCAGCAACGTTGGGCTAGTGGGATCTACAAACAGTGTGTGTGTATGGGATGCCAAAGCAGCGTCTAATACGACTTGCTTTGTTGATAGTGAATTTACCATATTTGTAAT